ATGAAAAAGACTGTTCTCATCATCGGCGCCGGAGGTGTCGCTCAGGTGGTGGCGCATAAGTGCGCTCAGAACAATGATGTTCTCGGCGATATACATATCGCCTCGCGCACCAAATCCAAATGCGACGACATCATCGCAACCGTGCATGCCAAGAAGGCGCTGAAGCAGCCGGGTGTTCTGGAAGGACACGAACTCAACGCTCTGGACATTGCCGCCACCAGCGCGCTGATCCGCAAAACCGGTGCGCAGATCGTCATCAATGTCGGCACCGCCTTCCTGAACATGTCCGTCCTCAGCGCCTGTCTGGAGACGGGGGCGGCCTATATCGACACGGCCATTCATGAAGAGCCGGGCAAGATCTGCGAGACCCCGCCCTGGTATGGCAACTACGAATGGAAACGGGCCGAGGAATGCGCCGCCAAGGGCGTCACCGCCATTCTGGGCGCCGGTTTCGACCCGGGCGTCGTCAACGCCTATGCCCGCCTTGCCAAGGACGACTATCTCGACAAGGTGACCGAGGTCGATATCGTCGACATCAACGCCGGCAGCCACCAGCGCTATTTCGCCACAAACTTTGATCCGGAGATCAACTTCCGGGAGTTCACCGGCACGGTCTATTCCTGGCAGCAGGGCAAGTGGCAGGAAAACAAGATGTTCGAGATCGGCAAGGAATATGATCTGCCGGTGGTCGGTAAGCGCATGGCCTATCTGTGCGGCCACGACGAAGTGCATTCCCTGGCAAAGAACATGGACGGTGCGGACGTCCGGTTCTGGATGGGCTTCGGCGAGCACTACATCAACGTCTTCACCGTTCTGAAGAACATCGGCCTCCTGTCCGAGCAGCCGGTCAAGACGGCGGAAGGACTGGAAGTCGTACCGCTGAAGGTGGTCAAGGCGTGTCTGCCGGATCCGTCTTCGCTGGCGCCTGAATACACCGGCAAGACCTGCATCGGTGATTTCGTGAAGGGCACCAAGGACGGCAAGGAACACGAGGTGTTCATCTACAATGTTGCCGACCACAAGGAAGCCTACGAGGAAGTCGGCAGCCAGGGCATTTCCTACACCGCCGGCGTTCCGCCGGTCGCGGCCGCCATGCTGATCGCCACTGGCGAATGGGACGTGAAGAAGATGGCCAACGTGGAAGAACTGCCGCCGCATCCCTTCCTCGGCATCCTCAACCGCATCGGCCTGCCGACCCGCATCAAGGACGCCAACGGCGACCGCGCCCTGGAGTTCTAGGTCCAGGCCTTTTCCAGCGGATCAATCTGCGCAGCCCCGGTTACCCACCGGGGCTGTTTGCTTTTCAGTCAACCGCAAACGGGCTGCAAAGTGCCCTCAGGCCCCGCCCACGAACAGAAAGTCTTCCTTCCGCACATATCGTGCAGCCTGCCTGCCCAGGCCGGTCCTCTGAGCGCCCGATTTGGTCGCTTTGAAATTCAGGTAGAGAAGGGTGTTCACAGAAAGGCAAAAACGCCCATCGCAGCGAGCCAATGCCCAATGGCAGATTACGATACTGAAAGTCAGGAGAATTGGCGCACCCGACATCCGCCAATCACTTTCTAACATCATTGAAAATCAATTAGTTAAGTCGTTCTTGTGTTGCGATTTGTGCAGCAAAATGTGCAGCATTTTTCTTGCTCGCACGGTTAATCTATCCCGAAAATCTGGAATCGAAAACGCCGCTCCGGGGCTGAACCGGAGCGGCGCTGACTTGCCGAGCCTTTGCAGAGGGCTTCGCCACATGGGAGACCCCAAATGACGAGTGCAGCATACCAAAAAACGTCAGCAAAAACAACGCATTTGCACGTTCGGACGCTCGACGATTTGAACGATGAACGGCAGTGGGTTTCGTGGAAAACGGAGCTTCGCGAGGGCAAGCCGACCAAGGTTCCCTATAGCCCCGCAACCGGCCGCCGTGCGCGGTCCGACGATCCGGCCACATGGGCGACCCGCGCGGCCGCCATGCGCTACGCGGCCAAGATCAAGGGCAGCATCGGCGTCATGTTGGGCGACCTTGGCAATGGCTTCCACCTTTGCGGCGTGGACCTCGATTCCTGCCTTTCCGGTGACGATCTGGCGGGCTGGGCCGAAGATGCTGTGCGCGTCTTCAGCACCTATGCCGAGATCAGCCCCAGCCGGAAGGGTGTGAAGCTGTTCTTCCTTGTCCGGGACGCGGACCGGGAAGCCATGGGGCCGAAGCATCGCATCGCTTTCACCAAGGGCGAGCACTGCGAATTGGCGCTGGACCTTGGCGGCCGATACTACGCCGTCACGGGCGAGGCGCTGGACGATCTTGTTGGCGTGCAGCCGCTCCGCATTGTCGGACTCGACGATCTTCGCTGGCTGATCCACGTCGCCGGTCCCGCCTTCGCCGGACGCGGACAGAAGACCCGCGACGAGTCCGGTAGCGGCGTGCTCTTCCGCCTCGCCCGCAAGATCAAGTTGAGCGGCGGCACGAAGGAAGACTTCATCGCGGCTATCGACGAAGAGCCCGACGCGGCCGCCCATGTGGCGAAGGAAGGCGACCGGGCGATTGATCGAGCATGGGAGAAGGCCCCGTCGCCCGCGAACCGCTTCGACGACCCGGACGTGATGGCAGACATCGACGATCTTGTCGGCACGCCTCCGGCCGATCCGATCACGGCGCGCGTGAATGAGCGGTTCGCGCTCGCCCGTCATGCCGGTCGCACGCTGGCCGTCGAGTTCCACCGCGACGGATTCCATCTCGGGGGAGTTGACGATTTGCACACGCTCTTCGCAAATGATCGCGTGCCGACGCCCGACGGCAAGCGGATGGAACCAGCGTCGCACCATTGGCTTCGCGACCCGCGCCGTCGTGAGTTCTCCGAAATCGTCTTCGACCCGACCGACCGCGCGCCGCGCACCGCGCTCAACTTGTGGACCGGCTGGGCCGTCGAGCCGGACCCGCAAGCCTCTTGCGATCTGATCCTCGCCCATATCCGCGACGTGCTCGCTAACGGCGACCGTGCCCATGCCCGCTACATCGTCGGATGGCTGGCTGACATGGTGCAGAATCCCGGCCGCAAGCCCGGCGTGGCGCTGGTCTTCAAAGGCGGCAAGGGCGCGGGCAAGGACACGCTGGCGGTCGCGCTCCGGCGTGTCGTCGGCAAGCGGCATGTCGCGCATGTGAACCGGCCCGACGCCCTGACCAGCCGATTCAATGCGCCTTTCGCCACGGCGATCTTGGGCCATGTGGAAGAGGCATTCTGGTCCGGGGCGCACGACAAGAAAGGGACGCTGCAATCGCTTATCACGTCGGAGACGCTGCCCATAGAGAAGAAGGGAATCGACACGGTGACGGTCGACTCCTTCCTTCGCCTGATCATGACCACGAACGAGTCTTGGGCCGTGCCCGCTTCCCATGACGAACGTCGCTATGCCGTTTTCGACGTGAGCGATTCCCGGATCGGCGACCGCGACTATTTCGCCGCACTCTATGCCGAGATCGAAGGCGACGGCCCGGCCGCGTTCCTCGCCCATTTGCTCGACGTGGACCTGTCCGACTTCAACGTCCGCGACGTGCCGCAGACGGAAGCTCTTCGCGACCAGAAACTCAACACGCTTCGCGGCGTCGAGCGGTGGTGGTTCGAGTTCTTGCACAAGGGCGACCTTGGCGAGTTCGAGGATTGGGAAGAGACGGTCACGGTGGAGCGCGACCAAATCCGTGACCGCTATGAATACTTCATCCGTGAGAACCGCCACCATGGCGACGCGGTGAACTCGACGCAGTTCGGGATCGAATTGCGGAAGATGCTTCCCAGCTTGGGCGAGTCCCGCCCGCGTGTGGACGGCAAGCCGGGGCCACGCCTGTATGTCTTCCCGCCTTTGCATGAGTGTCGCGACGCTTTCGGCGGATGGCTGGGCGCTCCGGTCGATTGGGAGGATGGAGAATGATCCAACTGATCCACCTGCCGGAGCAAGAGGGCCATTTCAGTAGGATCAGAAAAGCCCAATGGAATCCGTGGCTTAAATCCAGTGATCCAACTGATCCAACTGATCCAACTGGTTTTCAGGTTTGTAGGCAAATCAGCATAGCAACTGATCAGAAGAGCATGACTCGTGCAGTCCCTAGGGGAATTGCTCGAAATAGGCCGGATCAGCCGGATCAGTTGGATCAGCCAATGAAGTCAATGACTTGCGAGGGGCAGTCTGTTGGATCGCTCCGGGATCAGTTGGATCACCCCCCATGCTGGGAGGGTGCGGGTCCTTCCCCGATGGCGGCCGTCGGGGGGAGCGCGGAGCCCCGGCTTTTCGATCTGTGAGGAAAAATAGAAAATGGACTCGACGAATTTAGCGGAGATCGACCCTGAAGCGGCGGCACTGGTAGGCAACCCCTCTGTCCGTAAGCAACCGACCGACACGCTGGTTACGGCCGAAGAGCTTGCCGAGTGGCTGGGCCTGTCGCGCCGCCGCATTGACGAACTCACCATCGCGGGCGTGCTGACCCGCGCCGCCCGTGCCCGCTATGCGCTCCGGGCGTCTATCCTCGCCTATTGCGCCGACCAGCGGTCGAAGACCTCCGGCCGTGGTCGCGCCGATCCCGCCTATACGGCCGCGAAGACCCGCGCGGCGGAAGCGACTGCGGAGAAGCTGGAAACCGCCAATGCGCTCGCCCGTCGTGAGCTTATCCCCGCCGTGGAAGTCGAGCGCGAATGGTCTGCCATCCTCCGGGACGTGCGCGGTCAAATGCTGTCCCTGCCGTCGCGGCTTCAGCAACGCCTTGGGCACCTGACCACGCATGACATCACCACCATTGATCGCGAAATCCGCGACACGCTGGAAGAGATCGCCCATGACCGTTCTTGAAACTCGTCGCCGCGCACTCCGGGCGCTGATCCCGCCGCCGCGCCTTCGCCTGTCCGAATGGATCGAAACCCATATGCGTCTGCCGGAAGGCGTGTCGGCGTTGCCCGGCCGCGTGACCTTGTGGCCGTATCAGCGGGAAATCGCCGACGCCATTTCCGACCCGGAGCTTGAGCGCGTGACGCTGGTCAAACCCGTGCGCGTCGGCTTCACCACGCTGTTGACCGGGGCGCTGGCGTCCTATGTGGCGAATGAACCGTCGCCGATCCTCGCCCTTCTGCCGACGGAAGCCGACTGCCGCGATTACGTCGTGTCCGATTTGGAACCTATTTTCGAAGCGACTCCGGCGCTCCGGGGCCTGCTATCGGCCGACGCCGACGAAACCGGCCGCAACACGCTTCTGTCGCGGCGCTTCGCAGGCGGGTCGCTGAAGATCGTCGCCGCGAAGTCGCCCCGCAATCTCCGGCGGCACAATGTCCGCGTGCTGCTGATCGACGAAGCCGACGCCATGGAACCGGGGGCGGAAGGCTCGCCGATCACGCTTGCCGAACGGCGCACCCTTTCCTTCGCAAACCGCAAGATCATCGTCGGCAGCACGCCGACCATCGAAGAGACATCGAACGTGCTCCGGTCCTACGCCCGGTCCGACCGGCGCGTCTTCGAAGTGGCCTGCCCTGAGTGCGGCCATTGGCATGAAATCACCTGGGGGGATATTCAGTGGCCGGAAGGCGAGCCGGAGCGTGCGCACTACGTCTGCCCGGAATGCGGGTCCGTCGTGGAAGAGCGGCACAAGGCGGCCATGGTCGAAGGCGGCCGCTGGCGGGCGACCGCCCCCCATGTGCGCGGCCATGCCGGTTTCCGTCTCAACGCCCTTGTCTCGACGCTGGCGAACGCCTCATGGGGCAAGCTGGCGGCGGAGTTCGTCGAAGCCAAGCGCTCGCCCGACACACTTCAGGTGTTCGTGAATACCATCCTCGCCCAAGGCTGGCGGGAAGCGGCCGAAGAGATCGACGAAGCCGCGCTTGCCGCCCGTGCCGAGCCGTTCGGCCTCGACGCTATTCCGGCGGACGTGCTGGTCATCACGGCAGGCGTGGACGTGCAGCGCGACCGGCTGGAAATCGTGTTCCTTGGCTGGTCGCGCGACGAAGTGTTCGTGCTGGGCCAAAGCGTCATCTATGGCGACCCGGCGGGCGATGACGTGTGGTCGGAACTCGACGACGCATTGCGTACGGTTTGGAAGCATCCGAAAGGCGGCATCTTGCGCGTGGACGCGACGGGAGTGGACGCGGGCGACGGCGAGACCATGGACCGCGTTATCGGCTTCACACGGGCACGCATGGCAAGGCGTATATACGCTTTGAAGGGCGCGACCGGGAACCGCCCATCGATCAAGGCGAGTGACACCAAAGGCGCGAAGCTCTTCATCGTCGGCGTGGACGGCCTGAAGGGGCAGCTTGCCAGCCGTTTGACGCGCGGCCGCACGGTTCGCTTCAGCGACCGCTTGGAAGCCCGGTTCTATGAGGAACTGGCATCGGAACGGCTGATCATGCGCTATGTGCGCGGTGCGCCCATCCGCCTATGGGAGCGCATTCCCGGCCGTCGCGCCGAGTCGCTCGATTGCGTCGTCTACGGCATGGCCGTGCGCGGGCTGGTCACGGCCAATCTGGACCGGCGCGAAGATGAAGTCGCGTCTGCGACCATGCCCAAGAAAGCCCCGGTTGTGGTAAAGTCCGCGTGGCTGAATCGTTGAGGGCTGAAGAATGTTCAAAGTTGGAGATCAGGTTGTCCATAAGGACAGCCCCAACAAAGCGCTTGTAGTGGTCGCCGTTGAAAAAGAAGGTGTGGTGATTTGCCAAATTCCCGGAGCCGGAAAGACGGTGAAGCACAAAGAACCGGAATTGCGAAAAGTGGAATCCGGCCCAATGCGGGTTTGGTTCTAGGCGGGCACTAGATGCGCTATGCGCCCCGCTGGCCAATTGTAGTCTTTTGTTTTGAAAGCGCGGCGTGGCGCGACCTTAATTAGGAGAGATTCTGGCGCATATGGGCCTTCAAGCGTCAGTTCCTTGTAACGCTTCGACCATCGGTGAAAGCCACCGCCGTAATTTTCTTCGCCGCCCTCAGAATACCAACTTGTCTCTTCGACATATATTTGGTGCCCTTCAAGGCGGCCAAGCCAGAACTTCTTTTCTGCCGGATCATACATCCACATTCCGCTTTTGCCGTTGAGGCCGTGGACCCAACGCTCAAAGGGTCGGGGCGAGTATTGTCGCACGAACCAGCCACCGCCACGCGACTCACCATCTTTCCACACGGAAGCCTTCAGGAAGGGAATCCAGATTTGCGCAATTCCAGCACGTGCATATGAGAAAGCTCGCCGCTCTATTTCGTCAAGCCCAATGGGCGTGTGCTGAAGCTCGAATGCGATCTGCAAGCCCTTGGGCGACCATGCCATGACATCGGCGCGGCGGTCCCCCGGAAGCGTATCAACGACACATTCAACCTGGGCTTTCAGGCCGCGACCGGCAAGAGCTTGCGAAACAATCAATTTTGCTTCCAAGTGCGCTCGTGTTTCTCCGGCCGCCCATGTGCAATCCGTCGGTGGCTTGTGTGCGAAGTGGTCGATTACTTTTCGACCCTTCTTGAGAATGACTACACCTTTGCATTGGGGGCAGTGATACTCCGGCCCGCGTTGCGCTATTGCGGCGTCTATTCGATCTTCGCCAAGCTTTGCCACCAGCATATCAGCCCCCCGACTTCGAATCGCTGTAGCAACATTGTATTCGGGAAGGTCGCTAAGGCTAGCCGATCCACGTCCGGCGAAGATCGTCGATCCTTTCGACCATGGCCGCGAAGGCCGGGTCGCGGTCGCACCACGCGCTGACCTGATCGTCCGTCATGTGCCACGGCACGGCGACGCCGTGCTTGCGTTCGTAGGCCGTGAATAGCTTGCGGACCTCACGCTCAAAACACCGACGCCGTGCCCGTGCCGACCGCGTGACTGCCGACGCGCTCGCCTTTCGGCCGCCCGCGCCGCCGACGCAAGCCGTCCCGGCTAATGCCAATCCCTGAAATACGTTCGCGTCCATTGCTGATCCTCTCATGAAAAAGGCCGGGGGCGGATGTTCCCCCGGCCTTCAAGGGAGCCATCGGGACACTACCCCCGAAGGCACAGGAACCGGGGAGGACGTGCCCGGTAAGGAAGGGCATAACCCCGAGTCCGCCTAGTCGTCAAGCGCTTTCCGCATTGGCAACCGTTGGTAGCTAATTGATATTGTAAGTGTTTTTCGTTGACCGCTAGGCAGGCTCGCCGTATGCTCCCAGCATCCTGAAGCTGTGGGGAGACCATGCAATGAGCATTTTTCACGTTCGCGAGGTTCGCCGGAATCCGGGCGATCTGCTCACGAGTGCAGACATCGCCAAGGCCGTAACGCCGATGGGTCGCGATCTTCAGAAGGTCGCGGACCTCGTGAACTACTACCGCACCCGGAGCTATCTCCGGCCGGTCGCTCGCGAGACGGAAGGGCGCAAGGCGTGGCTCTTTTTGCCGGATCAGGCCCTTGTCGCCGAGGTGCTGATCCGCATGGGCGAGATGGGCGTTTCCGACGAAGACGCCGCACTCGCCGTCGGCCGCGCGCTCAACGCATGGCGGGCCGACGACTTCGAGGGCGACAAGCCCCCGCGCTACACCCCCGGAATGCACGTCCTTCGCCAGTATGAGGAAGGCGCGCGCGACTGGTCACTCGAATTGTGGGTCTTCGCCGAAAAGGACTCCGGCCGCCTCGTCAAGACCGCACGTCTTCACGCCATCGAACGCGGCGAGGCGACCGCATGGGAATACCCCGTGGAAAAGCACGACAAGCGGTCCGTCTTCGCCGTGGACCTGATCGGCGTCCTTGACCGGATTCATCCGCGCAACCGGCCGACGGTGAACTGATCATGGGTTTGCTCGACCGCATCTTTCGCCGCCCGCAACACGTCCGCCGCTTCGATGCGGCCGGTGGCGGCCGTCGCGGTTCGGGCTTTGGCATGTTCGGCCGGACGGCAACCGAAGTTTCCGGCGCGGCCGTGACGGTCCGCAGCCGTTCGCGGTCGCTCTACGCCAATGCGCCTTTCATCCGCAATGCCGTGGACAATTGGGTCGGGGCACTGGTCGGAACCGGCATCGTGCCGACCGGCGACGCCGACGCCGTTGCCGCCTTCAACACATGGGCCGACGACGCCGATGCGGACGGCCGCACGGACTTTTGGGGGCTTCAGGCCGACATTGCCCGGTCCCTCGTGATCGACGGCGAAGCGTTCGTGCAGGTGCTCGCGACCGACGCGGGCGTCCGGCTCCGGCTGATCCCCGCCGAACTCGTGGATGAGTCCCGCACGGCCGAACTCGCGGACGGCGGCTATATCGTCAACGGCGTGGAGTTCAACACGGCAGGCGAGCGTGTCGCCTATTGGATCATGCCCGCGAAGCCGTCGGACGTGTTCGCCACATACGCCGCCCCTGTGCGCGTCCCGGCGAGCGACGTGCTTCACGTCTTCAAGCCGCTGGGCGTCGGACAGGTGCGCGGCATCTCGTGGCTTGCGCCCGTCGTGGTTCCGGCGAACGAACTGGACGCCATCGTTGACGGCCTCGCCGTCGGCGTGAAGGTCGCCGCCCTTCATGCCGGATTCCTCGTGGACCAGAACGGCGCGGGCGAGCCCTTCGAAGGCGACCCGACCGACGTGTCCCTTGAACCGGGCACGTTGCGCCGTCTTCCGGCGGGCTTCGACATCAAATTCAGCAGCCCCCAGCAGGCAAACGAAGTCGCGGCCTTCCTCCGGTTCAATCTTCAGATGCTCGCCGCCGGTCTTGGCCTGCCGGAGCACATGCTTTCCGGCGACCTGACCGGCGCGAACTACAGCAGCCTTCGGGCTGGCCTTCTGCCGTTCCGCGCGCGTGTCGAGCAAGTCCAATACGGCACCCTCGTTCCGCAGGCGCTCCGGCCGATCTGGCAGCGCGTCATGGCCGTTGAGGGCGAGGCCGCCAAGGCCGAATGGCTTCCGCCCGCGTGGCAGCAGGTGGACCCGCAGAAAGCCGTTGAAGCCGACGCGGCCGAACTCGCCGCCGGTCTCACTTCCCGCCGCAAGCTGGTCGCCGCGCGCGGCTGGTCTATCGCCGACCTTGATCAAGAAATTGCAGCCGACCGCGCCCGCGAAGCCACGCTGGGCCTGAAGTTCACGGAGTCCAAGAATGGCAAAGACGCAGCGCAAGAATCCTGAATGGGTCCGCCCGGAGCGCGATCATGTCGAGATCGAGCCCGGAGCGGTACGGGGCGAACTGCCCCCGATGTTGATCCGCACGGCCACCGTGTCCGGTCCGTTCGATGCTGAAGCCATGGTCATTACGGCCATCGTGGCGACGGCCGCGCCGGTCATGCGGCGGGACGGTCGCGGGCTTTATGGCGAAGTGCTGGACCCGGCGGGCGCGACCTTGCCCGAAGAGACGCCGTTCCTCGACACGCACAACCAGCGCACCGCCCGCGCCACGCTGGGCCGTGCCTTCGACTTCCGGCGCGACGGCGACACCATCCTCGCCGACTTGCGCTTCTCGCTCGCCGACGACGTTGCGCCGATCCGGCAGCGCGTCGCCGACGGCACCCTCGATTCCTTCAGTGTCGGCTATCGCGTCAGCAAATGGCGCGACGCGACGGTGAACGGCCAGCGCGTCCGCACGGCGGTCGAATGGACCATCTCGGAAGTGTCCCTTGTCAGTAACCCGGCCGATCCGAAGGCCAAGAAACGGAGCGATCCCATGGAAGAAGACCTTATCGAACCGACGGCGGCCGAAACTCGTGCCGCCATCCGCGAACTTGTCCGCAACGCTGGCGAAACGCCCGACGTGGCGGACACCTATATCGACTCGGAGATGACCGAGACCGAAATCCGGGCCGACCTATTCGACCGGATGCAGGCCCGGACCCGGCGCACGCCGACCATCCGCGTTCACTCGCCGTCGGCCGAAGACCCGGCCGCCCGCGTCCGTGCGATGGAAGAGGCTCTTCACGTCCGCGTTGCCGGTGGCGCGCCGACCGACGCGGCCCGTCCCTTCATGGGGCATACGCTCCGGGACTTCGCGCGCGAATGCGTCGAAGCGCGGGGGCAGTCGACTCGCGGCATGGACACGGACCAGCTTTTCCGAGCCGCCATGCACACCACGTCGGACTTCCCGACCCTGTTGACCGGCGTCGGTCGCCGCACGCTCATGTCGTCCTATACGGCCGCCACGTCGCCGCTGAAGGCCATGGCACGTCAGGGCACGCGGTCCGACTTCCGGTCGGGCTCGACGCTCCGCCTGGGCGAACTTGGCGCGCTTCAGAAGGTCAGCGAGTCCGGCGAGATCAAGTCCGTCACACGCGGCGAGGCGGCCGAGTCCTATGCGCTCGACACCTACGCGGCGTTGTTCGCGATCAGCCGCAAGGCGCTCGTGAATGACGACCTTGGCGCGTTCAATGATTGGGCCAATGCCGCAGGGCAGGCAGCGGCGCAGACGGAAGCGGCGCTTCTGTGGAACCTGCTTTCGCAGTCCAACGGCGCGGGTCCGGTTATGGGCGAGGATGGCAAGCGCCTCTTCCACACCGACCACGGCAACCTTCTGACCGGGGGCGCTCTGTCGGAAACCAGCCTGTCGGCCGCCCGGCTCGCCCTTCGGACCCGCAAGGGGCTGGACGGCAAGACCGTCATCACGGTCACGCCGAAGTTCCTCGTGGTCGGCCCCGAACTGGAAACGGCCGCCGAGAAGCTGTTGACCGCGATCAACGCGACGACGACCGACGACGTGAACCCGTTCGCGGGCAAACTCACGCTCGCCGTCGAGCCGCGTATCACGGATGATCAGTGGTTCCTCTTCGCCGACCCGGCGAGCGTGCCGGTGCTCGAATACAGCTACCTGTCGTCCGCGCCGGGTCCGCAGATGTCGAGCCGCGAAGGTTGGGAAACCCTGTCCGTCGAGTATCGCGTCTACCTCGACTTCGGGGCGGGCGCTGTCGATTGGCGCGGTGCTGTCCGCAACCCCGGAGCGTAACCGATGGCCGCTTCCCTCGCCGATCTGATCAAGTGGCGCGACGCGCTCTTCGAAGCTCGCCTTCAGGGCGTGCGTCGCTTCCGTGACCAGAACGGCGAGGAAGTGGAATATCGCTCCGACCGGGAAATGGCCGCCGCGCTTGCGGCGGCCGATGCAGCCATAGCGGCGGCTCAACGGGCCGCCCCGTCCACCATCAATTTCAGAACCTCGAAAGGACTCTGACCATGAAGAACTATGTGCAGAAGGGCGAGAACCTGACCCTTCCGGCTCCGGCCGCCATCATCTCCGGCGAAGTCATCGTGATCGGCGAGCTTCACGGCGTTGCCGCTGGCGACGCAGAAAGCGGGGCCGACTTCGACCTCGTGACTGAAGGCGTGTTCGATCTGCCGAAGGTCTCTACCGATGTCTTTGCCATCGGCGATCCCGTCTACTTCGACGCGGCCACGAAGCTGGTCACGTCCGACGACGACACGGGCGCGAATGCGCTTATCGGCGTGGCCGTCACGGCCGCTGCGAATCCCAGCGGGACGGTCAACGTCAAGCTGATCTGATCTAGCCGGGCAAGCGGATTCCTGACCTCTCCGCTGGCCTACGGTTCAATCGGGACCACGCCCATAGAGGGCGTTCCCCATGTTGGAAGAATTGGTCCGCCTCCGGGCGGCCGTGGCTAAACTCGTCGTCGAGAACCCGGTCTATGCGCCGATCTTCGAACGGCTCGATATCGAAATCGCCAGCTTGGAAGTATCCGACCCGGTAGCACGGGCGCGGGCGATCCTCGCCGGTCAGAAGGCTATCGCCTGAAGGATGTCCCGCTTGTGTTCCAGCGTCGCGCCCGCACCATACCGTTCCCGGTCAAGCCGGTGGCCGAACAGGTCGCGGCGGATTCGCTCGTCGACTCCGTGCGCAAGCATCCGGTCTTCGAACGCATGGCGCAAGCTGTAGAGCACATGGTCGGGGGATTCGAGCAAACCGTTTTCCCGCATGAATTTGTTCACGGTGGCGCTAAGGCTGGCGCTGGTTTCCTGATAGCGCGGGAAGCCGTTCGGGCACTGCCGGAAGGCTTCAAGGCTCACGCCCGTAAGCGGGATGACGCGCTTCGACTGGTCCGTCTTCAGTTGGCGACCGACCGGCTCAATCGAAATGTGTGGGATGTCGTGATCAAGGCGAATGTGCTCCGGCAGAAGCCCGGCCGCCTCGCTGGGCCGATAGCCCGTGTTGACCATGCCGAGCACGATGCACCGCGCTTCCGTGTTGAGGCCGTCGAGCGCGCCGGGCGCGAGCAACTTGGTCTTGATCCATTCCGAACTGAAGGGCGGTCGCTCGCGCTTGTGCTTCTTTCCGTCCTTGAAGGACAGATTGCCGACCGGCAGGACCAGCCCCAGCCGCTTCATCTTGTTGACCGTCTTCAGCGTGTCGGCGACGTGGATCAGGTCTTTGTTGGCGCTATTGGGGGCGAGCCCTTCCGACGCCAGCCGGTCAACCCACCAGTCCCGGAAGTCGAGCATGTCGTCGGCCGTGATGTCGGCAATGTTCTTGTTGCCGACGACCTCGACGAAGTTTCGAATGGCCTTGATGCGCGGATTCTTCCATCGGCGAAGCTGGTCTTCGCTCTTGCCGAGCGTCCGGTCCTTCGCCAGCGTCCAGAACGTTTCAAGCGCGCGTTCGACCGTGATCCCCGGTTCCGTCGCGCCGCCAAGGACGGCCGCCGCTTCGATCCGGTCCGGCTCGCCGTCCGGGCGCACGGCCGCCCGGACACGTTCAAGGAACTCTTCACGGGGCAGCTTGGCGACCCGATCCGCAGTGAGGTAACGGAAGCCCCGGACTTGGGCGAGTTCCCGCGCGGCCTCGAAACGGCGTTCCGCATCGTCGCTGTCGCCCGCAAGCCGGGCCTCCCACGCCTCAATCATGGCCTGCCATGCCGTCGGGGCTTTCTGCCGGGCGACGGTCTCGGAATCAGTGTGCAGGCTGATCCACACGACCTTGCGGCGCTCGATAGACTCGTAGCGCTTGGGAACGCGCTTGATCAGGTGGAAGGTCTTTTCACGACGTTTGATGCTCATGGCCTGACCATGGCCGAATGCGCCGCGTATAGCAATATGTGCAGCAGAAAGTGCAGCAAATCGGCGCAGCAT